ATGGAGTGCGACACCGACGACGACTATGAAGAAATGCACGAAAGAGTGGAAACCGTAATGGATTTGATGCAGGGGCAGTTAGAAGAAGCATTCTAATAACCCTGTAACACCCCTCCTCTATTATCTATGGGGAGGGGCAACCCCAACTAAACCTAACTAAACAAGGAGAAAAAATGAAAGAGCGAATAAAAGAGGACTACAAGAACTCAAATGTTTTATTTGAGTTGAGTGCAGACTCAGCAGAAATATACATCATTGAGACCGAACCCGAAAGCGAAATGTTCAACGAGTTCGTTTTGATTTGGGGCGACTATGTAGCGAATGTGTGGGAAGAAAAATATGAACTTCTCTCACAAGCGACAGCACGCATGGCACAACTTATTCATATTCTTGAGCGTGAACCTCAGGGTGAGGTTGTTGGGTTCGCAAAACACGACGAAGACTTCACTACGGCGTGGGCAACATTTATCAAGGACACAATGGTTGTTGTTGATTACGAGGGAGCGAAATAATGAACATCCAAACTAAAGCGAAATGCGGAGAGTGTGCAAGGGTCTATAACCTCTTGGACGAAGACGAAGCAAACGAATGGTTTTACGGTCATGACTGCAACGGTCAAACCAACGCACTTGATATTCCTAAAGGAGAAAAATAATGGAAACTCAAAAAGCAAAAAGAAAACATCTACTTCTCACTAAAGAGTTGGCGAGCAAACTTCCTCCTCTCTACAACAGCGAGAACAATCCTGAAACTGAAGCGGTCGCACAAGTCAAGTTCTTTAGTCCATATTCCCAATGGACTTGGTACGCAGTGGAGTTTGACGGCGTAGATACCTTTTGGGGTCTCGTGGACGGGTTTGAGATGGAGTACGGGTACTTCTCGTACAGCGAACTAGAAGCGGTGACCGTCTTTGGCGGTGTCCCTGCGGTAGAGCGTGACTGTCATTGGAGTCCTCGTCCTGTGAAGCAGATTGAGGCAGAAATCCTTAGTAGGGCGGTTCGGGTATAAAAACCCAACCGCTTCAGGTTGCAAAACATTTTTGTAACCGATACAATAATTACACCTAATAGAAATGGAATTAGAAAAATGGATAAGTTGATAATCAACATCCTTGACGGAACAGTCATAAATGCGACCAACAGCGTAATCGTTGATGTCTCAAAACTTGACGAACAAGGAAAAGCACTCTTGCAGGAATGGGAAGAGGGCGGAAACGACAACGACGCAATAGAACTAGGCGGAACATACGGCACAAAAGTAGAGAAGTTCACCAACAACGAACTTACCTACAGCAACACAATGGCATTTAGTGGTCGTGCGTTGCGTGACGAGGTTCGTGAACGCATTGACATGGGATACACAAGCGACGAGTACTTATTGGCAAAAGATTTCACAGACGAACAGTTTGAGGAATTGGGACAGTACATCCTCTCATCTGACTACCTGTGGAATGTTTTTTCCGAAGAGGTCAGTTCAGGTATCCGAAACTACACAAACGATATTCTTGGGAGGAAAATCTAATGCATACATATCATCGCATAGCAGTGGAAGCATTTGACGAAGAGGATGCGAAAGGTAGAGCACTACAGTTCGCAGAGTCTCAAGAGTGGTCGGATTGGATGTCAATCACAGACGACTCTCACTTCACGGACAAGAAAGCGATAACTAACTACAAGGAAGACCCAACGGGTTTCACTGAGTTAGTTGAGCAGGCGTGCAAGTGGACAAAGGAATGCGTCGGCGAGGTCGTAAAACAATACGGCGAGGTTTCACTCAAAGAAATCCTTACCAACCCGCAATACGACTTTGCAGGATACGAGGGGCAACCATCACCCGACCTGACGCAGGAACAAAAGGACAAGCGTCTCACAGACAGTCTTGCAGTCTTCAGGATTGGGCGAGCACTAAAAGTACTCAACAGCGAATATGGGCAGGACACAATGTTCTACGACGCGGTAGAACTGACACCCAACCCTAAGTACTTGAACGAAAGATGCGAAAGCAACCCTGAAGAGCAGTGGATTGTAATCGTGGACTACCACTTCTAAACGAAGTGGCTTTATACAAATTGAACGGTGGCGTATATAGCCATCAGAAAGATAGAAAAATGAGCGAGTTCACAGAAGACGACAACGACATTCTCTTGAAGTTGAAACACGACGACGGAACGCAGGTAACTTTCATTACCGCACCCGCATCAGCGTTCAGGGATACTGACGAATTAGAACCAATAGTTTTCGGACTACCCGATAACGAAGTATGTGTGGCATTCAACGGTGAACTCTTCCAAACAATGGTTGAAGAGTCCATTGAAAGAAACGGGGAACAGTACGGCAGAGGTTCGGCGGCGTTCCTTCCCATGACCCTCCTTCTCAATATCGGTCTCAAAGCAGTAAACGACTATCTTGAGGAACAGAAAAACTAATAATGAGAAACTTACAACTACAACACAAGGTGTACGGATTAGCATTTTTACTCGGTGTGGTTTGTGTTGGGTCGGCATCGGTTTATTCCGTTGCAGATGACAATAGTTTTTGGGACTCGTTGTGGTGGGCATTCATGACATTCACAACCGTCGGATATGGAGACCAATATCCTCACTCTGTTATTGGCAGGATTGCAGGGATAATCCTTGTACTCACAGCAGTATTCGCGGTACTCCCAACAATCACAGCGGTGATCGTCACGAAGGTGGTCGGTAATGAACATGAGTTCACTCATCATGAACAAGAAGAAATGAAAGCACTACTCAGAGAAATAGTACAAAACACGAAAGGAGTAAAGTAATGGACAAATACCGCGTTACGGTCATGGTGACCACAGATGTAGAAAGCGACAGCGAAGCAGACGCGATGCAAGAAGCAGTGAACAAAGTTCGTGTTCTTGTCAAAGACAACCCCAAAGAAACTGTTGGTTCCCCTAAGCGAAAGTGTTGGATTACAGGTATCGCGTCAGACCAAGAACGCGGATACTACGTATTCAAGCAGGTGAAATAGAAAACCAACTTGTGCAACAACCTGTACAAATTGAACGGTGGCGTATATAAACTAAAACAGTAAATGACTTGCATCTATACTGCTATTACTGTAAGATATATACACAGCGCGGTTGCGACGGACAATCGAAACCCAATAAAAAATCAAACTTTTAGACAAAACCATCACCGACCAACAAACAGTTAAACTAAAAAAAGGAAAACCATTATGAAACCATGGAACCAAATCCACGCAAAGCAAATAGACATGAACATCTGTCCACGATGCGAAGGACTCATCCCCTCCAACGAACACCACGGACAGTACATGGGGGCAATCTCCCGACTGACCCGCGGGCAAGACGCACACAAACCAATTGAACTGTGTTCCCAATGCGGAAACGAAGAAGCACTCCAAGAACACTTTGAAGGATTCGCATCACCTGTCAAAGACTGGCCGGTCATGACCAGCGACGCGATACTCAGGCGGTCAGAAGCATTTGAAATCCTATTGGATTGTTCAGATGACGAATCTGAAGAAGGCGAAGATGGCGATGACCACTAAAAAAGTACCCGCGAAAAAGAAACCCGCAAAAAAGTTATACAAACTGAACGGTGGCGGAAACAACGACCTTACGCGCTCGATGCGTAACCATCCGACCTACCAGAAACCTAAACTAGTTCTAGTTAAATAGAAGCGGGAACTACCAACCCAACCCGACAGAAGAGTTGATAGTCCCGCACTCTACAAGCGACGAGCCTTTCAGATGGGGGTCTTCACAGCCCCGTCACGATTCTCACAGTATCACGGGTGATACAGCCCCGCTGTAACTATCCCCCACATAGAGGGATAGCCCCGCTCCGCGACCCGCCCCCACCCCCGTCCCCCTAATATGCCCACCCCGCGGGACTGCCGAAAAAATATATGACGTTAGTTTAATTTTTCTTGCCGATACGTGTTGTTTAGGTATTGGTCGTCTGCTATCTTGTATAACCAGCCAACGGGACTACGCAGAAAAAAATAGTAAGCGAGTCGTACAGCACACCACAAGTGTGACGGTGGCGGAAACAACCTTGATGATCATCTCCATTTCAATTTCTAGTCCGCGTTTGACCCAAACGACGGATCCTGATTAGGCTGCTCGCGCATCTTTTTTGATTTGGTAAAGGTTCTCACACTCTCCAAAGTTATTCACACAGAGTTCTTTGTTTTAACATAACTTATTACGTTGATACTGTCTATTGATTCCAACGTAAATACAATCTTGACGTAATATAACTAGGACCGGTCCGGGAATACAGTTTGACTTTTACTTTTAATCCTGTAAACTTCGTGAGATGACCGACAACTTCCCCAACGAAGACGGTGGCGTAAATAAAACTTCTCGCCCACGCAAACAGAAGCAGACACAGTCTCAGAAAGCCAAAACCGTTTCCGACGAAGCAATCTCAATAGTTTGGGAATACTGGCTAGCAGTGATGCAATCCAAGCGTGCTGTCCTAGACAATAACCGTAAGACTGTTATCGGGTCAGCAATCTTTGACTACGGTATAGAGGGCTGTAAGCAGGCGATAGATGGGTGCGCGTCTTCACCGTTCCATATGGGCGCGAACAACCAGCAAGTCAAATATAACAGTATAGGTTTGATATTTCGCAACGCCGAAAAAACAGAAGACTTCATACAGCGTGCTGATAAGCGCGACCCTGCCAAGGAGTGGGTAAACGAAGATGACTAAAGACGAATGCAAAAACCTCGTTCAACTTGCTTACGCAATGTGGAGCAAGGACATGCCTGCGAACCTTGACTTGCATAAAACTATCTATAAGGCTTGGTGGCTCGTTCTACAGGACAGCCCGTATAACCAACTAGAATCGATTCTTGTTAAACTAACCAAAACAGAACGGTTCATGCCAACCCCCGGCACCGTATGGGAACACTGGCAACAAACCCAACAAGACGCGCAACCGACCGCCACACAGGCATGGAACATCTACTGCCACATACGAGACACCGTTAACTCAGGTACCGCTCAACCCGACACTGTCATCCCTGTAAAACTACAACAAGTGATACGGATAGTCGGACTCAACTTATCCACAGGCGCAGACAGAACACACTTCACCGAAACATACAACCAACATATAACAAGGCAATAACATATGACCCAATACATACACGGAATAATAATCGGCATCACACACGGCATCCTCATAGGACTAGTAATCGCACGAAAAAATGCCAAACGCCCACCAGCCGGAGACAACCACAAATGAAAAAACGACACGGACGACCCCCAACCCGAGCCACAGCAAATACAAAAACAACCATCACACTAAAAATTGACGCAGACATCAAGAATTTGATGGTTGATCAGGCTGATGCTTTTGATTTGTCCCTGTCTGAGTATGTGTCTTTGCTTGTTAGTCGGGATTCTGGTGGTGTTGATGGGCTTTGAGCCTAGACGCGCTCGTGATGAGGACACGGTCTATATAACTGTTCCTGTGCCGGGTTGGTTGAAGAATCAGTTAGTTGATTTGGCTGTGTTGCGCGAGTTGTCGTTTCAGCGTCTTGTGAACTTCTTGCTCATTAACGGTGTTCGTGATTCTGAGGGTCAGGCTCTATTAGAAGTCTCTGAGCCTGTTGAGCCTTTGGCGGGTGTTGTGGCGTATCTTCGGGGTGAGCGTAGGCTTGAGCCTTGTGGTTTAGCGGTCTGCGATAAGAAGCCTGTTGAAGTGTTGGGTTCTACTTTTTGTGACACCTGTGGGGTGTGCTTAATTTAAGTCCCACATTTGGCTGATTGATGGTCTAATCGGTTTGATGCCTTGGCGCTTTTGTTCTGCGGCTAACTGCCTGCTTGTGAGTCCTGCCCATACTCCGTGCATGTCTATTGGGTGATACTCCAAGGCTTCCTTGAGACACTGTGGTCGTACGGTGCAGTGTGCGCATATGTCTCTTGCTTGGAGAATATATGTGATGTCCTTATGGTGTTGAGGGAACATAAGATGTGTTTTTCCTCGGCAGGCGGCTTGTGTTTGCCAGCGTTTTGCTTGTGTATCGTCCATATTGTTGTGGTTTTGTTGTTTCATTTTGTGGGGGCGGGTTTTTGTTGTGTCTGTTGGATATGGGTGTGGTACGGGCTACCTGTGTTGGGGTCGTATTTACTTGCTGTAGCGAGTGCTTTGATGACATGCTTTTTGGCTATGGAGGCGTTCCTGTGTTCAGGCATATTGTGTAATGCTCCTAACGCATACGGTGCTCCTGTGCCGATGGCATAGATTCCTGAGGCGTCTGTGAACCATGAGTAATCTCCATCTATGAGATAGATAGTTTGGTTGATGGCTACTAGGAGTTCTGAGCCGTGTTCGGCTTTGTTGGTGTTGTTGTTTTGTTCGTTTGTTGTGTAGCCGTTTTGTTCAAACATCTGTCTGATTGCAGGTATGAGTTTGTTTGTAACAAATTCGTCTAGTTTCTTGCCTTTAAGGTTTGGTGGACAGATAGGCGGTGTTAATGTATGCGTCAAGAGGTTTATGGCTCTGAGGTCTCCTGCTGTCCCTATGAGATATTTGCCGTTTACTGCTATCTTGGAAGTTTCGGCTTTTAGGGTGTTTATCTGATAAGCAACACCGTCACTGTCTATAGAGGCGATTCTTGTGTCTCCTGCTATTAGGCAGTATCCGTCTCCTTGTAGTCCTACTATTGTTGTCATAGGGTTCGGGCTTTCTTCGTTAATCGTGGGTTGAACTGTGCGGCGTTTGTGCAGAGAAGGGTTATTGGTGAATCGGGCGAATGATGATTGGGGTTTGTTCCCCTACCCAAGACCCAATGACGTTGTATTCAAGGTATTCTTCGGCTTCTTCAAAGGTCATCTCGTCACGAAAGACAAGAGTTTCCACCATCTTGGGATAGGAGTAGACCGCTAATA